TTACTCCGTAACAGTGATTTCAAAACGAATAGCGTAGTGGCGAACGTTGCGCGGGATATTCACTCCCTGCGAGTTCCACCAGGATTTTCGGTCGGTTTCAACCATGAGGTTGCCGCGGCGTGTCGGCCAGTAGGTCACATCGTCGAATGCGTCAATGGCGTAGCGTAGGGTTCTGTTGCTTGCTCCCGGAGCTGCCGAAAGCGTCAGACGAACGGTTTTGGCCCCGGTTATTTCAACGGCTGTGATGGTCGCACCGGGGAAAGAAAAGCCGTGGTTAAGCGTATTGGGTACCCAGTCGCTATCGATTGACAGTTTTGCGCCAAAGGCATCCAGCGGCGTACCTTCAAAATTAATATCGACAACATTTCCGGAGAGAACCGCAGATACCGGCTGTACCGGATTCCACGCTCCTTTATCGACGATACTGCTATACACGTCAGCGTAAGTTTCACCCAACATCAACCGCCCCTCTGGGCCAGTGTGGACTGTGCTGGGGCCAGTGCCTGGCTCATCACCGAGCTTAAACTGGTACATAGGTCCTGCGAGAAAACAATCAGCACGGTTGTTGGCTACGTCCCATTGGCCCTGTGATGCGTAATTCTCCCCACTGGCCGCTTTGCTCATGTTGGTTTGCCAGATTGCTACCTGCACGTTGTCGGCTTGCCCCGTCGCGGCCTTGAACCCTGGCAAAATCGTTGTGAACAGGTCGTCGAGTTGGGTGGCGTAGTTATCGCGACCTGTTGGCCCCGCCTCTCCTTGAATCCATTGCATCACGTCAAGAATGGCTGTCCGCCCGTATTCCACAGCAATAGCAGAGGCACGCTGCAGGAACGTCACTGCGTTCTCGTAGTTCCAGTATCCCGACTGTGCATTCGGGTAGAATGAGCTAATAGGCTGCGAGCCATGCCAGGCTGTTGCGGCAATATAGCCAGGGTCATCCCGCCCAAGCTCTGCGTTACGCTGCGTGATTCCGTATGCAGAGCAGATCGCCGGTGACTGTGCAGCTGAGTAGTCCAGCGCCGGCACAAAATCAGTCAATGAAGCGGGCGATAAATGGACCGTCCCCTGCTGACTACTGCCGTTGACTCCCGCAAAACCCCATGCAGAAAACGCCCACGGCGCAGTATCAATAATGCGGCCAGTTGAACCGCCAAGCCCGGCGTTTGACTGACCATATACCAACGCAATACGGATTGCCGTAGCCAGTGGCGCCGCCATCACCAGCGTATCCTGGACACCGTCAGATAACTGACGCGCGTCGAAAGTGCGTGAACCTTTGTCCAGGACAGAAGCTGTGTTGTATTCGTCGCCGATATAGTGTCGGGGATTAAATACACGCGAACCCCATTCCCCACGAATTTCAGGAACGGTAGCCCCTCCACCACCAATTCTGTCAGCAATGTATGCAACAGAATCATCATCAAGCAGAGCGAATGTTAAGCCGTTTTTTGGATTGAATCCGATACCTACGCGCCCGTCATTTTTCGATTTAACAACGGAAATATATTGCGGTCCGTCGCGCGGAGGTATTTTATCTGTGCCGGGAATTTCAACGTCTGCCACATATACGCCGCCGTCGTTTTTAAATCCGATAACACGTTTATCAGCTGAGATGACCGGAAATGAAAATCCCGCCACACCGTCTCGATAGAGTGACTGATTCTGCATTTGCTGAATAATGCTCAGTAATGAGTCGATATAAACCTGTGATGGCATTTGCCGCCCTGTGGCCTCCAGCGTTCCACCGTTGTTGATGTACTCGTCTGCCAGCGAATTACCGTCTGCACTACGTACATAAGTTGTGCTGCCCTCTGGTATGTTCGCGATATCAGCCTGAGCATCAGCCAGGGTCATGTACTGACGGCTTAGAGGGATCAGATTCTGCCGCGTTTCTTCAACGACTTTATCCCCTTCCGCCTTGATACCATCTACGGTGTAGTGCTCACCGCCGAGGCGATCGGTGTATGTCAGCTCTGTACTGGTGACAACCTTATCCAGCATGGCGCCAGCATAAACTGTGTCCCGGATATCAGTGCTGGGTACCTGATTGTCGGTTGGAGTTGGTAACGGTACTTCTGCCATTGTGCATGTCGCCCTATAAAAGGCGCACGAAGCCCTCAGATGTGAATCTGATGGTGTGCGCGAAGTTGGTGATTACTGCTGTGCGTTACGGATAAATCGAGTCTGAATACTCAGTGAGTGAGAGGGTTTGAGTATCGTCGCCATTGGGTTTGGCGCTATCGACACGCCAGATTGTGGAGTTGAGTTCCGAGTCGGTAGCAATGAAATAACGGCTCGGGTTTTGCACATTTTCTCGGTCATAAATGTTCAGATCGAAGGTATCGGCTACAGCCTGAAATGCTTTGGGCTTGCCGCTTACCGGGTATGCCCGCCAGCGCCCGCGGTAATTGCCGAGGCTGTCGGTCATCACCACCCACATATCGCCGAGAGAAAAGTCGATACGCTCTGACGTCGAGAACACATCCCCGGAGCGCCCGGTGATGTATCCAGTCTGCTGCGCGTTGTCGTACATGTCCGGACACTGAACCACCGTACCTCGCACCACCTGCGTCGACTCCAGCACTTTCACTGTCATGGTCAGGCGTGAGTAAAGGATTTTCCTCGCCTCAAGCCAGGCCCGATCGGTTGCCTGAGTGGCGTTGCGGCAGCCGTCCAGGCTGATCTGCATCGCGTTAACAGTGGCATCCTCAACCTCAGTGATGCCGCTGCTGTCGATCTGCAGGTAGATGTACGCCTTCTTGTTCGTCAGCGGGTCAACGTAATCCAGCGCCACGCCGTCGTAACCACCAGGGAGAGACATTTGCCAGGCTACTTTGTACTCGTCCCAGAACATGTTTGAGCGCGCAAATACCGCATCGGGATTTGTCACTTTCTCATCACGCCAGAATGTCAGCACATCGCCGATGTTATTGCCGTCAACGCGGGCCACATTGGCGATCGTCGCTATGCGCTCACCAAGAGGCTGTTTCTCATCCGAGAAGGTGTAATCGAAATACCCAAGCTGAGCATCCGGCAGCGAATCGGCAATGGCATAAAGAGCGGCGACGTCAATGCTGGCCACGTCCTGCTTACCCACAACCACCCATTCGTGAAGGATGGCGTCTGCAAACGAGCGACTCGGCCGCAGCGTGTAATCGACCGCGCCGGTTGTCCGGTCGTAGCTGATGGTATGCCGCTGCGCCAGCATGTTGTACTTCTGCTCACGGTTGCTGTTGCTGTCGTTCGAGCCTTTGATCGTGATGCGGGCAATCGTGTCTTCCGGATACACGACGTTTTCGCGCACGTTCACTGCGTGGATCGCCATCAGCGTCACGACGTTAGCGTCATTGCTGTTATCGAGGCGCTCGATGGTCACCGCATAGCGCCCTGCCCCGGCAGCCGGGACAAACTTATGCGTTGTGCGGAAATACCGGGTCGTTACCTGGAAGTCGTTATCGAAGAAATAATCGTGCTGCTCCGACGTACCAGGCACCTGATTGTTGTCGTCATCGACCTGCCAGAACTTGATCCGGTATTGCGTTGTGCCGGCTGTCGCGCCGAGCTGGACCAGCACATGCACCCAGACCTGAGTGGAGACGATCGGCGACACTGACGGTCCGATAACCAGAGGGGTCTGATCGTTCAGGGTGAAAAGCGTCGCGTTGATAACCGCATTGCCAGGCAGAGACGTAATTTCTCCCGAAAGCTCGCCGATATAGAACGTCGTGTAAGAAAGCGTATCGTCGCCGATAAAGCTCTCCGAGGAGATGATATTCCCGGCACCGGTGACATTCCGCGTGACGCTTGTGCCGCCATCGTTCCAGGTGGCATTGATGACGAATGAAACTGGATGCGGCACCGCCAGCGCAGCGAAGTAGGCAAAGTTGTCATCGTTCGACAGCACAATGGCTTTGAGCTGATTACTCTCGATCGCCACCGATGTCGGCGCCGTCGTGGTCGCGGTCTGGGCCGGAAAATCCTGGCTTTCGTTCAGTCCGGGGACAGTTTCGTTATCGACGTCATCGAACTGGTACCCCACCTCAATCGTGCCGATCACGTCACCCGGGTTATAAATCGCAGAACTGGCTCCCGCCAGGCTGCCGAGGTTCGATTCCGAGTAGCGGATCGAGGAAATGGTGTACCGGCCGTAACCGACTTCAAACCACTCCGTGAGTTGCTTGTTATTGTCGACGAACTCAAACAGCGCTTCCTGAATCAAATCGGGAAACACGCGGCACTGGCCATAAATGTTTGGGCGCCCCTTGTAGAGCCGCGCGCGGTTAGTCTGGCCGGTCAGATCATTATTGGGGGATTCGCCTGTCGCCACCGATACTGACGCGCTGGGCTTATTTGACAGGCCGAACACCTTCAGCGCGCCGGAGAGGATTTTCGTGACCGGACGCAATATCGTGGTGATGAGCTTTCCCACCCCGCCCTCTGGCTGGTCGAACACAGCCACCGTGTCACCAGATCGCAGTGGCCGGCTGATATCGTAATCGTCAGGCAGCGCTCGGCCATTCAGTTTCACGATAACATCGCGGTGCAGCTGCAGGGAATCCAGCAGGCTCACCAGTGTGGTGCCAGCATCTACCGTTCCCCGCTGCAGCGGCGCGCCAGGCAGCCTCTGTAACTCATATCGCACCATGCGCCATGTACTCCACTTTGCTGTAAACCTTCAGTAATGCCAGCGGGATATCGCAGCGCACGAAACCGAATTCGCCGCGGGCATGCAGGCACTTAACCGGGCTGATCATCACACCGATATGCGCCGGCACTTCGCCGCGGTAAAAAACGGCGATGCATCCAGTGGCCGCCACCGGCACACGCCGCCAGTGGGCGCGCTCCTGTTCGTAGCAGGTGATGAAATCCGCGCCCGATTCGTAGCCGGCGATGTGATGCAGTTCCAGGCCGAGCACATGCCGATAATAGAGAACCACCAGGCCCCAGCAGTCCATCTGTTCAAAACTGCAGGCGCGGTTAGCCCATGGCTTGCCGTTAACAAGCCCGATAAAGTCGCTCTGTGTCATACGGTGATTAGCCCGGGATAGTCTTTCGTGGTGTAAATGATGGAGTTGGCCAGCGTCAGTGGATTGGTCTTGCCGGCGGTCACGGTGACATTACTGGCATCGGCGGAAATGTCGCTAACATACAGCGTCCAGTCTTTCAATGACGCCGTGTCACCGATCGCGTTCCACTGCTGATACAGGCACTTTATCGGCGTCATGCGCGCCGCCCCGCGCCAGCTTTTCAGTGTCTGCCGGACATGCTCCGTCGCGGCGACAAAGGTTATCATCATTGAAATGACCGCCGTTCCGTCCTGCGCCGGCTCGGTCACGCTGAACCGCGCAGGCTCGAACGAGTTTCCGCCAAACGTCGCCGGGCGAAACAGGTTATTGACTACCCGGTAATAACCAAACGCAGGGTGATAAAACTCCACCGTTTGTTTGATATCGCTGGCTGGCCGCCGCTCCTTCCACTCTCTCAATGTTGGCATCAGTCAGCCCTCGGCATCACTTCGGTGATCAGGTAATCCAGCCAGTATCCATATCCAGGCTGAGCCTCAACGATCCAGTCGTCATAGTCCTCGGTTATGTCCTCGATACCGTTGCTGATAACCGTTGCGGTCCAGGTGACAATGTTGCCGTTTTTGCTGGTCTGCACCGGCATATCGACGAAATGCAGCGTCTGCTGCTGAACGCCCTGCGTATCACCCAAATCGATCGGCATCTGGAACCAGTTACGCCCGCGGTCGCAGTACGTCGGCGAGCGCAGCCACGACTTAAATCTCTCTGCCTGGGCAAGCGTGAATATCCACTGCAGCGTCCATGTCGCTTTAAGGTCCGTAGTGAACGGCGTGATTATCAATGGACCGACTGCCGTCTGCGTCGTCTGCCAGGCTGTATCCTGCGTCATGTTCTGATCGGCGCGCTGGGGAAGCGGCAGGAACGGAGGGTATTGAACTGTTGCCACGTTTCCTCCGGGCATAAAAAATGCCGCAGCTGCGGCACTGATCTTTTATTAGGATGTTACTAAATGTGTCTCGCTGATACTGTGTATTTTTCACACACAGCAAGAGAGGTCATATGTCTTACACGCACAGCAGGGATTACATGGAGGGAGGATCAATAGTTTCCGTTCAGTGCTCCCACCAAATCAACGTCCTTGTTATGGATGACGCTGCTTATAACCGATATAAGCGAGGTGAAAGTTGCAAGGTCTACGGAGGATTCTATAAACAATTTCCTGCCAACATTGTGGTGCCGCACTCCGGTCACTGGAATGTCGTTCTGGCTCTCCCTGCCGGGCATCACGCTACATACAGATATTCAATCAACGTAATCAGGCAATAGCATCTGCCCTTTCGCCTGGAATAATGCCTCCTCTAGGGCGGCAATGATTTTCTGCTGTGTGCCGTCCTTCAAGTAGCCCAACGACGCCATCCCCTCCTGTTTATCGCTGTCGCGGTACCAGATAACCTCGCCATTAACTTCAATTGCTACTTTCATAATGTTCACCCATTAAAAAACCCGCCGGAGCGGGTTTGGCTTAGTAAGCACCTTGCGCTTTTCTTCCGAGACCAAAAGCGCTTTGAATTGCAGAGGACATTGGTCCATTGCGATCAACATCGGTAAGAAAACCCTCTACTGTCACGACGCTACCTTCCTGGCTGGCCTGCGCCTGGAATGAATGCTGGCCACCACTAGTCTGGTCATAAAACTGGATGTTTACCTGGACCTGACCGCCATTCATATCCTTATTGCTGATGACCTTCCCGTTATCGCCGGGGATCATGTACTGCTTGCCGGTGCTGGCCTGGTAGATCTCTGGTTTACCTTTCTCGCCGACCTGATACAGGCCGCCGGCTGATACCGGGCCGCCATTGTAGCGAGCACCAGATACAGTGCTTAGAGCCATTGATGTTGCCAGCCCAGAACCATAGGCCACGGCCCCCACTTTTGCGGCTGCACCACCTGTCGCCACGGAGGCGGCATAGGCTGCTGGAGTCCATGCGTTTGTCAGCAGCGCTGCCTGTATCATCCCATTTGCAGTGGATGCGGCCCCGATTGTCTGCCCGATGATAAAGTTTTTCAGCATCTCCACGCCAACCTGAACAATGCTGTTGATCACGCTGTTCAGGATGGTATTGCCGAGTGACTGCATCGCCTCCTGCGCTGACATTGTGCCGGTTAGCAGGCCAGTGATTGCATTGGAGGCATTCCCGCTAAAGGCATCCACCGCACTCGTCAGCATGTTATAGCCGAGGCTTTGCTGGCTGAGGATTTCCCATTGAGCTGCGATCCGCTGCTGCTCATACTGCCGGTCAGCGGCATTTTTCAGCGCCAAAGCATTCTCATGAGCGAGAACCCCTTGCTGCTCAAACTGCTGGATCAGCGCCAACTCCTGCGCGTGCTGGTTAGCGAGTTGCTGCACCGGGTCAACTTCGGCAAGTGCCTGCTGAGTGGGGTTAACCACCTGCTGTGAGCGTATTTTGGCAAGGTTGGCCTGATGCTGAGCCTCCAGTTGCTCACTGGTTTGATCGTACTGTTGCTGGGTAATCCTCTTCCCATCAAGAGCAGTTTTCAGATCCTTCATATCCTGCTGATAAGAGGCGTTCTCTCTTGTTTCAGGGAGGAGCTTTTGAGCGGCGGCTTGGGCTTTGAGAGCATTGGCCGTATCCCATGCCGCCGCTGCATCACGTTCAACTTGAGCAACCTGCTGCGGTGTAGCATTCGTTAACTTCTGTTTTGCTGCCAGTATCGCCTGTTCGCGCGAGAGTTCGCTTGTAGAATCGGCAGCCAATTTTGCTTTCTGGCTGTACTCTTCGACAACTTTTGCATTTCTCTCTGCCTGACTCTCACCTTTCTTCTGCTCCGCTGTCAGCTTCTTATGCGAATCGAGATTGGTGTAAGTCGCGGCAGCATCATCCATCATTCGCTTGGTGTGCGGATCGTCTTTCGAGAATCCCGCGTCCTCAGCTGCATATTGAGCCGCTAATTTTGCCCTTGCGGCACCTTGTAGTTTAGAGAGCGCCAGATTCCTCTCGGACTGCTGAATTAAGCTTTTTTGCCCGGCGGTTAGGTTATCAGTGGACTTCTTCAACATTTCAAAGTTAAAGGCCGCCTGAGATGCTCCGGTGGAAAGGTCCACTATCTTGTTGTAAAGCTCTACTAACTCCGGCTTGGCGTTTTTTGATGACGAAATCATATCGCCAATTCTTAACGCTAAAGTCTGCAGAGCCTGAGGTGATGGGTTATCGCTTAGATCGGCGAGTTGCTTAGTAAGACCAAACGCCGCCTCTTCAGAAATACCCAATCTAGAGGCTACGGCACCGACAGTATTGCCGATGCTATTGGCTGTTGCCGAGAACGCCTGTCCCGCGCCATACGCCTGATTCATCGCAGATTTGTAATCATCTGTCGTGATATTTAGCGACTTAAGCCGATCGTTGAATCCGTCAATTGATGCATAACCACCACCAAAAGCTGAAATAGCTTTATCGCCAAATGAAAGGAAGGAGTCAGCGGCATCACCGATGGCTTTAGGTATCTTTGAAATTGCCTGATTGTATTCAATCGCAGCCTGATTTCTGAGTAATGTTGCAGCGGTAGCATTCACTCTAGCAAGGTTTGCGTATTTGTCAGAAAGTGCAGCGATACCCTGAGTAGAAATAGAGATAACATCATTCATCCTCTCGGCGGCATCTTTAAGCGCATCCATTGCACTTTTGCCACCATTAAGAGAAGAAATTAAAGTCCCTGCAACAACAGTTCCAAGCGCGATTAGCGCCCCGACGATAGCACCACCCGGCCCGAATGCCCCAGCCAGCTGCGACCCTTGCTGACTAAATGCTACCAATGCAGATTGACCACCTTGGACCTGAACGATGAAGTCCTGGATCTGATAACCTGCCTGCTGAACGCTTCCCTTCAACCCTGAAGACATCACTTTCGAGGTAGCATTAAGTTGCGTATCAAGCTTTTTGAATTGCCCTGATGTTTTTTGTGCATTATCGCCAATGTTATCTAGGGCTTTATTCGCCTGCTGCTGACCAGTAAGCAATTTTGCAACATCGGCCTCAATCTCAATGTAGACTCCGCCAAGATTTTCACCTTCAGACATACCTTTCTCCGGGCAATAAAAAACCCCGCCGGAGCGAGGTTTGTGTTGTCTACGAAAGTTTCGTAATTATTTGCCAATTACGTACTCTGCATTAGCCGCAGCTTCTGGACTCAATTTTTAATTGTTGATCCAGTAACTTCAACATATTGCGACCGCTCTCGCTCTTATCAGATAAGAAAGCAGGCTCTTTTGATTTCTTAATGAAAACATGCCCTGCATCACCATCTGTATAAACGAACCGACCTCCAATTTTACTTATATCGGTATGTCCCGAGACAATACCACAGACAGCGTTTGAGCTTTCATTCCTGAAAACCTTTATCTCTGAGAAATCCAGTCCTAACAATGGGTTGAAATTACTGTCACAAATAATGACAGCAGAGCCACTTCTGGCTTTACCGCTAGCCTCAAGTAATCGCCATCTTTCGCAGTCTCCCGGCTTATACTTCTGAGATAGCTCTTTTCTTACTGCCTCTTTTGCATCATTAATGATCTGAGTATCAGATTTTGCATAACAAAAGTGTGACAAGAAAAGTAGCCCGATAATGATTAACCGCCTCACATCGCTACCCCGCACTCTTTATGAATAGACTTCTCATTCATCATTTTAATGGCCTTTATTTGTAAGCAGACGACGTTACAACCTTTTTTCCATCTGGTTCAGAACAGGAAATCATAACTGTTCCATCGTTGGTCCAGAATTTAACTATGTAAAGAACGTTCGTATCTACTATTACATTGGCCGGATAACTATCACTAATCTGGCTAAAAATGTTATACGCATCTTGCTTGCAGTGATCAAAATCAACCACTTGCACACTTTTAGTTACGGGAGACTCTTGCTCAGGATACTGCCCTGATGCGGCCATTGAATTAAGCTGTTCTTTTGTATAGCTTGTTGACGCAGCTGTGCTGAATGCCAACGAAAGCGAAGCCACTAATAGAAACTTCCTCATATCCCTATCCCCATCAGTAAATGATGCGCCAATCGTAGCAGAGGGGGAGCGATACGACAAAATCCGCAGTTAAGCGGCTATTCTGGTAAAAATGAAGCCAGCCTGACATCACAGGAATGGTAGATACTGGTCAACTCTCCCCCAGTTAAAAGGATCTCCTCGCCTGGCGCACTCGCCATGGCCATCATCCGGTTAGCAACAGCTAAGATAAAATCGTAATTCATCCTGATGAGAAGCTGCACATCAAGGATTAACGGATGAAATTCATCCTCCCACCCTTTGGGGTTGCTTAAGCAGTTATAATAGAAAAAGTATATTTCTTCGGCCTTCAGGAAATCAGTATTTGCACCACCACCTCGGGACATATCGGCGCGGATAGAATCACCGTCAAATACACTTCCATTAAAATGCTGAGCGTTCACTCCTGCGTACAGCACCTTAACTCTGTTCATTGCGTAAAACCTTACGTCTTCAAGGCTTTGTAAGTGTTCTCGGCGACTGGTAAGTGCATAGCCATAATGACCATTCGCGTGTTCAGGAACCATAATATGAATGCTCCTTGGTTCCCACCCCAACGCCATTGCACACAACCAGTGACCAGCCTCATGCTTGGCTATGTCGTATGTTCCTGCCTTGAAATCGTATTCGGTTTCCATGCCAACTCCTGCGTTTTTAAGCAGGATAACCGATCAATCTCCTTGGGTGATCTCATCATCTGAAATAGCAATGGTCCCGCTATAAAAGCGTCTTGCTAGAGATTTATTTTCCACAGTAATGATCTCCAGAGGAAAATCATCATTCACATTATGATGTTCATCTATGTAATTTTCCCTTGGTATTGGGTTAGATATATCGCGCTCTGTCATACAACCCCCATCACCACCCGCCTGGAACTAAATCAGGTCTGTAGTCCTTTATAAGTCGCGCCCCGCTCTGGAGGCGCATTCAACAATACGGTTATTCATGGTCACGCCGCCGCATACAGCAACTTCATTTGTCCCTTAACGGGGAAAGCAGCCATGCAGCGGGCTTCGAAATCCTTTTGGTCAATGCTGCAACTGGCAATGTTGGTAACGGCGATCAGTTGCAGCTCGACCTTCTCCAGTGCATCAGGCTTAAGATGTTGGTGAATCTTCTCCTTGCTGTCCCCGGCTGCTTGTTTGGCTGCCTGATAGACATAATCAGGAAGTGCTACACCGTACACCCAGCGAGAGGTGATCTGCCCGAACAGAGCTGGGCAACCACCGACATGACCAAAGTAAGGAAGGCCGGACATTTTCGACAGTGCTTGATAGAACGGGTCTTTAAAGCGCTTCTCCCAGGACGTTGGTTGCTGGCACACCATCAGGCCGACAATCTGATCTTCGGTGAGCTGGAAGTTTTTACTCAGCAGCAGATTTTTAATATGACGATCACAGGCGCGGGCGAATTTTACTGACAACCAGCGGGCGAATTCCACCGCCAACTCCGGATGAAGCCAGGTCCCGCCGTAGCGACCTTTTTCAATACGAACTAAAGGTGGGAAAATCCCACCTTTAAAATTAAACCCTTCTATACCAAGCTCTTGGCATAACTCAGCCATATATTCTTTTGTGGAAGGAAGGCGCAACCACTCAGTAACTTTCCTTCCGTGGTGTTTTGCCGCAACCGTGGCATTGAACCAGCAATCAGAAGCAAAAGGAAATGAACGGTCATCGTAATTCATAGGGATGATATTAGACATATCGGTATTACCTTTTAGTGATGAACCTTGTCGCACAGGAAACCGGCCCACAGAAGGGCACCGACAGCCAGCCGGCATCCTCAAGGGTCATCCTGAAAGGTTCTGTGTTAAATGCGCGTGCGAGGCGCGTCAGAAGTGATTCGGCATTAGCCGTTCACGAACAAACGGATATAAAAAAGCCCCGCGGATGCGAGGCTGATATTCGGTTAGTGCTGAGGTTAATTCTTCTTGGGGTTTGTCCTGGAATGCTCCTGCTCCATCATCGCCTGCCAGCGGCGATCGTCTTCGTCCATGACCGTGTCGTACTCTTCGCGCGTGAAGCCGTTCTGATTTGGGTATTTGGCGTTAAGCAGCAATGCAAATTCGGTCATTGTGAGGTTCTCGGCCTCTTCCCGACTCATACCGAAATGGTTGCGCGCAGCCATGATGTAGTCGGCGGCGCGGAATTCTGCGGTTGTCTCGTTCGTTTCGTAACGCTGCAGCTTGCGCACCTTCGCTTTGCCGATGATGCCGTGCATCATCAGGTTTTGCGCGACGATGACCATACTTTCCGGTGGCATGCCGCCCGGACGCCAGACAAAGCCACGCTTACGTGATTTAGCTGGCTTCATCCATCCAACCAGATCGCCGATATCATCGTCACAACATGCTGTCAGTACCGTATGCGCGGCCATGACCGCTTTGCGTGACAGGAGGCCGCTTTGCATAAACCGCAGGACGCAATCAGGAAGGCGGCTGTACTCATCGCGGATATAGGCCTCAGATACGCGCCGCACGAACGGCGCCGCCTCATCATTGCACAGGTCATAGAACGCCTGAACAATCTCCTCCGGCTCTCCAATGCGTGCCATGTTGCGAAACGACGGCCGGAAAAAGAATTCCCGATCACCGGTACCGATAACGCATTCGCCTAATTCTTTAATCGGGGTCATAGTCGCTCCATAAACAGTATCAAGGGCGCGTAAACGCCCTTTGTACTATTCACGAAATGGCCTGGCGGTTAACTGATAGTGACCGTGCAGGATGCAGACGTGATCTTGACTGGTGTCGCGGAAGAGTCGGTGACTTCACAGGTATAAACCCCGGCATCACCAGAAACAGCGCTGGCCTTGTTGAAGGTCGCCGTTGTTTGCCCGCTGACAACCGTGCCGTCTTTCTTCCAGACGTAGGTGTAAGGCGAAGTGCCACCCTCAACCACGACCGACATATTCAGAGCCGACCCGGCAGCCACGCTCTTAGTCGTCGGCAGGTTGGTGGTGAACGCCAGCGCCGGCGGGGCGACCTCAAATACCACGGTGTCTGCATCAGCTACTTTCCACTCTCCGGAGAAGGTGGAAATATCCGAGGTGCCGAAATCACCAGACCAGGAGGTGGTGTTGAAGTAGCCCATGATATAAGTGCCAGCGTCTTCACCAGTGAAGTCGAAGCGGACCCAGACTGTCGGCTGACGGCCGGCCTGCACTTCATCGAAAATATATTTCGAGATGGCAATAGCGCCGACTTCCGTCGTCTTGTCTTTCTTGCGGAACTCACCTTCTCCTGAGATGGTGAAGTCCATATTGTTGACCAGGTTCTCAACCAGACCTTTCGTATCGTCAGCCTCAGAGGTGACGGTATTCATGGAGTAGTCAAAGCCCTTGGTGGTCATGGCGCCGAGTCGCTTCCATTCGGAAAGCGCAGGAACCGTATCAGCACAGCCAAAAGCCATGCGGAGCACGGCCACCTTACCAATCAGCTTGCCGGTGTCATTAGCGCAGCCTTGCATGTATGCCTCTCAATTAAAAAAGGCCGCCATATGGCAGCCTGATGGGTGATTCTGGCGGTTTATGCCGCCCTGGTTTCAATATCTTCGGTGTTTCTCGACAACTCCCGGCGAATTTCTGACGTGCTTTTATCACCATCCCATTTCGAGAGGTGTTCGTCGTGAGCAATGAGCCCAGCTGTCTTTGCAGCAAGACTTTCACGGGGATTAGCGAGGACATCCGCATACTGGTAATGTTTTCTCAGCACTTCCTGAGCATAGGAAGCATCGAAGGGGTAAATCATGGTTACTCCCCGTATGTGCAGGATACCAGCAGCCGGGTTACTAACCGGCCCTCTTCGGTTGGTATCGCAGCCGGCACATTGCCGACAAGCCGCAGCGCGCCAACGCAATCATCGGCGCCGGATTGCGCGCTGATGTACTCGACAATGGCGTTTACCGCGGCGTCAGCAGCATCGGGATTGGCCTTCGAGGAGATCACATCAACCATAACATACCAGTCGCCGCCGAGGTCGTAGGTAATATCGGTTCCGCCGGAAGGCCTGAACACGATGAACTGATCCGTGTCTTTCCCGGTGTCGCGCCATTGCCGCCACTGGACCTTAAACCCCGCGGTAAGCCCCTCAGCCACAAACAGGTCTTTGAGGCGCATATACATCGGAGGGGTCATAGCGAAAGCTCCTTCTTCACCACCGCGTCAATCTGGCTGCGGGTATCCTCGAAGCCCTTCGTTAAGAACTCCTTGCGGGCCGTTGCTCGCCGGAAGTCCTGTTTCACTGCCGGGTCGTGAACATACACCGCATAGTTGGCGGAGTAACCAACGCGCCCGGTTACCCTGGTGCCGTTAGCCATGATTTCGCGGAACTGGCTGTTGATGAGCGTCGACGTATCGATCGGGGTGTAAAGTGCTGCCTGCGCGCTGCCGATAAGCATCGCAGACTGGATTGCCCGCACGACTTTACGCCCCTGGACGTCCTTGATGATGCGATCGAGGTTGGCCTTGGCCTGGCGGATGCCGCGAACTTTAGCGCCCATAATCAGACTCCCGTAATCAGTGCGAAATCGTCCGCCAGTCGCTCGAACGTATCTGCGAACTGGACGATCTGCCGAATCTCATCGGCCTCATCCGGCGGAGCCGCATCGGTCGACGCGCCGATCAGGATGTAATCTCCCTCCCGCGCCGTTGCGTACTCGGTCCATATCGTGTTTTTAACCACGATCTCCCGGCCAAGGTCACCGATTTTTGCAGAGAGTCCGCCCTGGTAGTCGCAGAGGATAGCGATCGGTGCTTCCCACCCGTACGGCTGACCTCCGCCGTCGGTATCGCTACCGTCAGCATCGCGTATGCGCCGCCAGATTGTCGCTGTTGCGGTATATGACCACGAGGCTATCGAGCTCAAAGTGAGAACCTCTCAATCTTTCGTGAAATCGCGCTTATCAATCCCGGAATTTGCTCACATCGTCCTGAAGGGCCAGTGATTTTCTCTCGGTCATAATTGATAAGGTGCTCTTTCGCTTCTTCGTAGGTTTTGAGGCTAACGCCCATGAACTTCAGTCCATGGTCATTTATCCAGATGAACAGATAATTAAATCCGCCATTGTCAGTTAGCTCAAAAGCGTGAACGTCAATCAGTTTGCGAACTTCCATATGAAGCCGCCCAGCTATGCTGACTTCAATATCGTAATGAATGGCACCAACGTGAATTGTTTCTGACCTATCACCGGCATCGCCATACGTGGCATCGTCGTCGATTTTCCCACCGCTGGTTTTGTCTGACATACCCTATTCCCTCCATCGCAGCACAACGGCGCCTGTGGCGCGTATGCGGTCGCAGTTAATGAACCACTCGCCGTCGCTTTTCACGTACGCCGTCGTTTGCTCGCCGGTATCGGTGATCACCCACACCCGGGTAAACGTCCGCGGAAGCCGTTGCTGAACTGAAACCCACGCCATCAGCAGCCCCCGACCACCATAAACAGGCCCACACTGTTGCCGGCGCTGATCGGTAGTTCACTGGTGCAGCCGCTGGTATCCAGTTTCGCCAGAGAGTCGCGCAGCCAGGTAATGCCGTCGTCTCCGTAATCGAACGAGCGCGACGCTCCTGATGGCGCCCCCTGCGATTTTATTCGCCGGGCACCGGATGACGTCGCCATGAGCGCAGCGGCATACATCAGAATGAGCTTTGCCGTGCATTCGTCGTATCCAGCACCATCGAGGCACGGGATAATCTTGTTCACCACGCAGAGAATCGGATCGAGCAGAGCGGCCGGGATGGAGTAACCCAATTCACCGAGGAACGCCTGCACGTCTGCCGCTGTGATTGGGTCAGCCATGGTTATTTCGCCTTCTTCGATTTGCTGGCAGATTCTTCCTGCTGCTCTGCCTGCTCTACCTGCTCTGCCTGCTCTGCCTGCTCTGCCTGCTCTGCAGCATCATTGCCCGGTGTAGCCACTTCCAGCGCCTGGTCGTCATCACTAATGATTTCAACCAGACCGGCGGCCACCCAGCGCTTGGCGACATCGCCGCTTACCGAGACCTGCGCGCCAACCTCCAGCTTCTGGAGATTGGCACCGGAAATCAGGTTATCGCGAACCACTTTTACCAGTGCCATAAATACCCCTTAGCTATGCGCGTAAATAACGGATTTGCGATTGTTGATGTCGGTCTTAACCATCAAGCCCATCGCACCCCAGGTGCGCCAGACGTAGTCACTGTTATAGAACTGGCGAGGGTCAGCAACGGTGCCGACCGCCTGGCCGACAATCGGAGCGATAACGCCGGCGGTAAGCGGAACAATCAGGATCTGGTTACCAGACAACTGCGCATCTTCTTTGATGGCTGCAATGCCAGAAAGCTTCAGCAGCTCCTGCAGGATGGTGTCAGACTGGTAGTTGTCGCTGAAGTAGCGTTCCAGATTTGAGGTGATCTCGCCTGAAACATACCAGGTCTGCTGTGCATACTGCAGGTTGGTCAGCTTCATCACGTCGCGCAGAGCAATGGCTGCATTGCGGATTTGCTCAGCCGTTGCGCTTGAGCTGGTGAAGTCGATATTTAGGCCGGAAGCACTGAGATCGACAATCTGCACCCGCTCATCGGCTTTTACCCCCTTCCAGGTCTTGCCATCAAAAGCGATATAGTTGCCAGCAGAGTCACGGAAACCGTTGAAGACGTAATCCACGTACTGACGACGAACATCATCAACAGAGCCGCGCTGAGCGTCGGCCAGAGAAGCCAGAGCGGAGCCTTTGTTGAAAATAGGGTCACGCCACTGGAATTTGAAGCCAGAGTCGTGGATCGGAACCATCGTACCGTCGAAGGTGTACGCGCGCGCATCAAGCGCCGCACCAATCTGGCCGGACATGGAGGTATGCGCCCAGCCGCGGCCACCGGTGCGAGCATACTCGTACACGGACTCTTCAAGACGGACAGAGCGGGACAACGGGATCAGGTCGTTAAGCAGAGTGAATTCAGTAGTTGGTTCGAATTCAGCCAGCACAGTCTGATCATAAGCGCGATACAGGCGGCGGATATCGTCGACAGCGTTCGTCGCGTCCAGCGCCGGAGTGTTTGCCGCATCACCACGCCAGCGGGTGCGGGATACGAAATCAGCAACGGCCTGAGCACTCATATTGCGCGCCAGTTGCAGCTCATTGAACTGCGCCTGGTTCGCTTCGAGGTTGCCCGTCTCAGTCGCGCGTCGGGTGGAAAATACAAACATTCAGTCTCTCCTTACTTGAACACGACGCGAACCAGATCGCCTGCTGTGGCGGTCAGGGACTTGTCTTCTTCGACATAGGCAAAGATGGTTTCACCCTCTGCCAGTGCTTTAATTTGGCCATTGGCCACAGAAACCGGCTGGCCCTTGGTGTAGGTACCAGCGGCAGCGCGAACGTTGAGGAAAACGCCCGGCGTTGGCTGGATGTTTACCACCCAGTCACCGATCGCATAGGCATCGTCAACCGTTTTGCAGCGCAAATAGTCGTAGTTAGCAACGTAAAGAATCGCGTCTTCAGCGCCATCAACAGACGGTGTAGGCTTGGCTGCACTGAAAAAGATTACGGTACCCGGCAGAAACGCTGCGGCCGCAGAACCTTCACGATTAAGTTGCGGGTTGGGGAAAATCCCGCCCGCGTGAATTACGTGTTTCCCGTCTTTAGCCATTTTTTACTCCGGCATTTCGCTGAAAGAATCGTTGTTGTTGACCGGAAGGAATGCACCATTCAGGCCGGTAGAGGTCTGGCACTGAGCAAACAGGCCATCAAGGGCGGCGCCGTCAAGCGCATTCACCGCCAGGTCATCCAGCCCGAATTTCGCTTTTACGGCAGCGCGTTTTTCGCCTTTCTCTTTGTCAGCGTTCACGGCAAGGCCTGACTTAACGGCTGCCAAATCATCAGCAAATGGCTTAAACCATGCCGGCGCTTCTTCGCTGTTGCTGGCCTGCTCTTTTTTCTTAGGCTTGCCGGTAGCGGGATCGATTTCGTCGCCGCCATCTTTCTTGGCTGCCGCCTTCTCTGCCGCTAACTGGTTGTAAGCGTCCATCAGTTCGGCATCGGACTTGCCTTCAGTCGGCTTACCCGCGGCTTGGAGCGCATTGATAATCAGTTCTTTCATCGGATCGTTCTCTCCGTTGGTTTTAATCTCGTACTCAATGGGTTTGCGCACGACTTCTACAGGTTCGCCGACAAACACGGCTTTGCCGTCGTCATCGATGAGGTACTTCTGTTTGAAATACTTGGCTTCATCGCGGTAGATGAAGCTGTCTGGCCACACCGTTTCTGGCCATAGCCACTTATCTTCTGTGTCACCCTCACGCAGCTTGTCGCTGATGGCGCGTGAAATGTCATCAAAAGAGAAGTTGGAGGCGTTGGTGAAGAAGAATTTGGTCTTGTTGAGCAGACCTTCTCGGGTGCAGTCGATACCATCAGCAAGACGAGCAACTTCGATCTGCTGCTCATGACCTTCTGAGTTGACGAAGATGCCGACGCCTTCTTCCGGCGTTCCGGCGCCAGGCTCATCGAGCAGCACCGCCACATGGTCAAACATCATGTTGGTGGCGATCTCGTTGTACTTCTTACCCTTCGACTCGCCATTAGCGGCAATGCCGGAATACAGCAGTCCTGTGGAGATGTGGATGGGTTCTGAGTTGGTGCCGGAGATCATCTCATCAAGTCGGTTAATCAGGCGCTTGCCCTTCTCGCTTGACTCGGCGTATTGGCGGTTAACGTACATATCACCCGTCACCTTCCCACCTTCGTGGCTGACGTTCTGCAGCCATGCACCTACGTGATATTCATTCACCGCCCGGACATCGCGAGCAGACACATGCTTGCCGTCAACCTTCGGGTGGCCCAGCGGCATCGGGTTACGCTCAAGCGTGTTGTAGGCCTTTTCGATTTCTGCTGCCGGGTACAACTTCCGGTTCATCACAATATCGTCCACGACAGGCGTGATGCCGCGAACCACGATATGTGGCTTGCCGTCGATGGTTTCAGTGGTGATGTTTGAAGCGGAGTTGACGACGGTCAGCACGTTAACGCGGTTGCGTTTCATGCTGGGTCCTCATTGGTGGATTTCAGGCAATAAAAAAGGCCGCCGAAGCGACCTAAATTAAAACGTATCAAAAAAATGTTCAGACCTTATGGTAAAACCTGAATAGATCTTGTTAGCTCTTCTATCACTTCATTATAGAATATTTCATATAGATAATAATTATTTTCATTTTTTAATTCACTCAACCACCCATCTAATAGTACATCCACCTCTTTAAGAAACCGACCTTTCCAATAAATAGAAGGTACGTATATACAAGTAAATGCAAACATTACATTACTTAAGGATGAACGATCAACGATATCACTCGGACCTAAGAAATTTATTCTGCTACTATTAACCCTAACCTCCCGCTCCCAAGTAAAGTCTATCCCATATGGAGTTTGCGTAGTTTGACTTAGGGGTTCATGTATCATCCATTTCCACATAAACTCTTGAGGTAATTTTTTTGAACTCTCTCTTGAACAGTAAATAACATATTCACCACCAATCTTATATATATCTCTCTTATTAAACTCAAAGCCAAATGGCTGATATTTAGACTTATCATCAGACATAAACCAGACTGGTGTTTCAGTAAAACAAATACAACTATGACCGGTTCTATAACCCAAAGCTTTACCAGATTTCAAGGCAAGATCGCCAAGAATCAGTAATAGCGTTTTGAATGCGCTTTCGTAATGATCTTGCAATGAAGCGTTGAGACTTAGGTCAGATTTAATCCAGTGATAAAGATAATTAGAGTTATCGCCACGTTTAGCCATACAGCCTCCTTAACTAACTGCTTTCAGGATGCCACTGCCGACGCTCTTTCTCCAGTCGTTCAGGCAGCCCTTTGTTGAATATGCTGCCGTCGTCATTGAGCAGCACCGGAATCTGGCTGCAATAGCAGTTGTACCGGTTGCCGTTCTCGGCGTAGAAGTCCCGCACCTCTTCGGTGGTGTAGACCTTGCCGTGACGGCTGGCGTGCCAGCTGCGCGTCGTCGGTTTGAGCGCCGACAGCCACAGCAGGCCGGTATTCAGCCCAAGCCGATCCGCCGCCCAATCCGTTTCGTTCCATTGCGCCTGGCGCAGCGCGCCGACCTGCTCAGTCTGAGCGATGGTCTTTGCCTTCGACATGCTGACATCGAGACGCTTGCTGATGACGCCGGCTGTCTCGCGAGGATTAACCCCGCGCGCGACAGCATCGGTAATGATGTTGGTCAGATCGCCGCGGGCTGTATCGCTGATGACCTTCCAGTCGCTGAACGTTGTAAGCGTGGCCGCCGCTATCTGATTTTGATAAGCGGGGCTACTCAGAAGCTGTGAGAGAGTTGTCTGGCTGGCGTACACCTGCGACTGCTGCGACAGGTTGTTGAATGCCTCCAGCGTGCCGCGCTGCGCCTCTGCGGCGACGTAATCCATCGCCCACAGGTTTTGTTCGCCGCCTTCCAGCAGGTAATCGTCGAGAATAACCTGTACCGCTTCAAGCAGGTCGGCCAGTTCCTGCGCTGACATGTCGTAGATAAACTTGCCAGCGTTGACCTGGTAGAGCGTTGGCTCGGCGCCGTTAACGTGGCACAGGAAGTGCCAGTTGTGGCTGTTAACCTCTCGCTCTCTCCCGGTCAGGCGCTGATCAAACAGTGCTTTCAGTGCGCGCTTGATGCCGAGATACCGGTCCTCGATATCCAGGAACATCGCGCTGACCTGCTTAGCCGATCGCGTCGGGTCAACCTTGCTGCGCGGAACTATCGGCAGCCCCACCTTTGCCGTCTGCTCCGGTGTCATCGGCCAGTGGATCATCGGTTGTCACCTTGTCATTCGGGTTAGGTGGTTGCTTTGGCTCAGGCAGAGGGTCGAGGCCTACAATCTCGCGAAGTTCGTTGGCAGTGAATGGCGGCTCGCCACCGTAGAAGCCAGAGGTTTTCTGGACGATATCGGCCAGTTTTGAAGCATTCTCGATTTTCTCCTTCTCGCCCGGAGCCAGCAGGTCGGTCCATGAAATGGTGACCTCTCCATTTGTCGGCGGATCGATAATGCCCAGTGTCCAGAAGCGTTCCAGCAAGGCTGTGATTCGGTCAGTCAGGAATCCGTTGCGGCGGGTATTGCGGCGAATAGCCCAGTCGGTTTTATCCTCATCGCTCGCCAGTCGCCCGGTCTGCTGTCCAAACAGGATGGTGAAAGGGATTTGCACTGATGCCGCCAGTTCGTTCGCGGTAACCTCCCACGTCGGCCCCGGGTCGCCGGGTGTCACGCTCAGAACGTGCATCTGCCCGGCCTGCATGACCGCCGCCGCATCGGTGCCGCGGTTAAGCTTGTTGACCTTGTCGCCCATCGCTTCGCCGAGGTCGGCATAACCAGCCTTCTTCGCCTGATCGGCCAGCGTGGCCATATCTGTTTCTTTGCTGAACTCGACCGCGATCTGCCGGCTGGCATTCTTCAGGAAACCCTCAGCGCCACCGCCGGAAATCTTCTCAAGGTCGAGTCCTTTGTTGTATCCGGCCTCAAGCAGCGGGATACCAGAAAGGACGTTGTCATCCTCTGAGCCTTCGCAGAACAGGATCACCCTGCTCGGATGCACAGGCTCACCGCGCGTCGGTCCAATGAAAGCCTCGTCTCCAACCGGCTGCTCGTTGAAGTTGAACATCTTCGGCTGGCCGAAGGTCTCGGACTGGCGATCGTTATCCCATTCGGCAACTGTCAGTTGCGGCTCCCACACAGGGATCAGCTTAACCAGAGCACCTTCACCGAGCCTCTTCACAAGGGTGGTGTCGACTTCCTCATTCCATGACCGGTTATCTTTGATCTGCAGTAACAGCGCGGAGTAGCGACCCACCATATTGCGGCGGTCGGCATCCTTCACCTTCGGCCACCATTTTTTCATGAACCTGGTGACTTTCTTTTCCCATGGGTTAGTTTTCTTCGCCTCCTGGGACTCATCACCATCAACGATGACCGGATAGTCCTGCCAGCATCCATCAAGAAGGCGATGCACAACAGCGAAGCCTGCGGCGTTGCGCCGGTACATGTTGTAGAAGTCATGGAAGGTAATGGTGCGCGGATAACCGAACTCCTGGTAGAGCGTCGGGCGCTTGGTATTACCCCCGCCGATACCGATGGCGTTAAGGTAATTCGCTCGCCGCATTTCAGTGGCGAGATTGTTCACAGCCAGTTGAAGGCCGTTATCTTGTTCGCTCACTGGCGATGCTCCTTAGAAGAATACTGTGCCGACCTGCTTGCGGTTGTTCTTCGCCACGGCAAAGTAACGAAAGCTGTCGGCGCCGTGCGATGTGAAGTCGTGAAGGGGTTTGTCTTTCCAGCAGCCGCGCTTGTCATCCCACTCCTTGCGGTAACCTTCGAGGTGGGAGATGCCAACAGCGCACTTCTCCTCATCGAAAACGCAGGATTTGAGGATTTCACGCACCGACTCGATGCCGGTGTCGATCCCCGCTTTCGGCACAACACGGAAGTTCATCGAATACATCCGGCCGTCAATCTCATAGCCCTCGCGCGCCAGCTCTTTGCGAGACTTCGCATCAGCTGCAAACTCGCGGTTCTCGATGTCGTGCGGCCCCCAGTGCTCACCGTACTCATAGCCACGGTCTTTCAGCACCTTCATGTAGTGCCGAAGCCCTTCGCCAGAGTTTTCGTAGTAGTCGATGACATGGAACTCTTCGCCGACCTCGCGAACGAACCAGATCGCCGTGGAGTCCCCCACACCAATATCCCAGAACGTGTGAACCGGTAGATGTGAGTTATCCGGGATTTGGCCGATCCGCTTGTTGGTATAGAGCCAGCGGAATTGTTTGGCGTAGTACGCGCCCTCGACCGACTGCTGGAACGCCTCGGCCGGAATGGTCGGGTATTCGCGCTTCATGTCGTCGCCGAGCGTCTTTTCTTTGGCGTAATACCATGCCTTCTGCCGTTCGTTAACGACTACGCTGTGTTTCGCCTCCATCTCAGCGAAGTATTCAAGCAGGCGCGCCGGCAGCGGTTCTACCGGGTCAATTGCGTACTGTGGATTCTTCCACCAGGAGAAGAAGAAAAACTTCCAGTCCAGCGCAGATAACGGCTTGCCCTGCAGCAGTGCTTTCTCTGCCGTCTGGCAATAATCGAAGAAGTAACCCGCCCGGCCCTCTGCGGTGCTCTCGATCGTAGCAAAGCATCCTGTCGATACCGCCTCAAACGCACCAGTGACGATTTCCCGGGCTTTATCCGGATATTTGGCGCATATCTTCCCGAACTCGGAGACGTGCAGGTAACGCAGCGTACCGCCACGAAATGAGGTGCTGACGTATAGTGATCCGCCCTTCTTAAAGACCAGCTCACCGGCTGAGTCGTTGCTCGCCGGATTGGCCGCCTTTATCTCGGCCGGCAGCTTGTCGTAGGCATATTTCACCTTTTCCCGAAACAGGCGCTTTGCGTCATTCAGCGTGTGGGCAATCAGCGCGCACTTTGCCGACTCGAACAGAGCAGCGTCGAGCTGGATGATGCACACCTCTGTGGTGAAGCCGAGCTGGCGAGCTTTCAGGATGATGTTGCGGGTATGGATCCCCTCGAAGTATTCCCGCTGCTCCGGCGTCATCCTGAAGCGAGTCGGCTTACCTTCTTTGTCGGTTATCCAGTAAAGATTGTTCAGCCGCCAGTCTTTATCAGCTAGCAGCTTGAGATGCTCAGGCTTCATTACGCCCCCTGAGACAAGGAATCCATCAGTTCAGAGAGTTGCTTAACAGAATTGTCGCCTTCCGGCCCGTCGATGTCGTAGGCCTGGCGTTCAAGTCCGATCAGGTTCTTCAGCGCTTCGCTGAGAGCCTTCACCGATTTAACGCGCTCCGGCATGCTGATGACCTTGTGGTAAATCTCATTGAGCTTGTCCTGTCCCTTGTCGTCTGGGTCAAACATCAACTCTCCGAGCTTCTCCAGCGCGGCCACATCAGCACACTCGGCGCCTAGCTCATCAAACAGCGCGTTCGTTATCTGCCGGGCGCGCTTGATATCACCGCGATGCTCCATGCGGACACTGGCGATTACCTCTGCAGTCGCTTCAATCAGTACGCGTTCGTTCAAAGTGGCTTCACTGCGTACCTGCTTGCGTACCTCTGCTTTGCGTACCAGATCGTCAGCGCGTTCCTTTACCTTTGCGGCCAGGTCGCGCGACCAGTCGTCTCGCTTTGCTCGCTTACGGATAGCGCCTTCGCTGATGCCGTGCTGCGATGCAATTTCACGGAGGGACATCACCCCGGCCCGGTACGCCGTCTCGATGGCCTCCCAGTCGGGTTTGCTCATACTCCATTCCTTATTTTATCTGTTCAGCACTGACCCTTAGAGCAGCGCCATTACTGTTTTCATTTCACCTGGCGGCGTGAATGGATTTGTCTCCTATAAGAGACAAAGGCTGTTCATAAGGAATTAGGGCCCACTATAGAGACCTTGTCCAACGCGCGGCGGGTTTAATAGTGGCGAGTATAGAACGAAAAATAACCGTTCCAGGCCTTTAATGTTACACGAGTAGGAACAGCTACGCGGAGGGATAAGTTACACAATAGAACGCACCACACCATCAACTAACCAAGGAGGTTTAATGTCTCACATCGAAATTATTCACCTGATTGATTCATATGTTTTACTGGCGACCCATATCATTTCTCTCATCATCGTTTGCCGTAAATTGATTGCCGACCTCTCTCGACGCTCCTAATCCCCGCCTTATCCAGATTGCACTGCCCCAGCGCAGAGTAAAGCTTCGCGTTTAACTCCAGACTAGCCTGCCACGTGAACGGAACCTCCATTCCGGGGATCGGTGTGTCTGCAGTAAGGTCAGCGCTTATCGGGACCACCGGCGCCGGCACGTAAACCGTCCGCGTATTCCCGCAAGCTGTCAGCAGCGGCAGCAGGAACAAGCTGCTTAGCGCACTGATCGCCTTCAAGCGCCTGCCTGATGTAGATAACACGCTGCTCACTTGCCTGGGAAAGTTCGGTCTTTGCATTCTGGGTTGCCCGGGAAATGTCATTGATGAGGTTCATTGCAGTGACTACGCTATTGCTTACGGTCTCGGCGGTTTCCGCCCTGACCGTTGCTTTATCGCGCTGCTCTTTGAAGGCGATGGCGTTGTCGCGGTAGTGGGTAATCGCCCAGACCATGGAAACCAGCAAGCAGATAACGACAGAGATGATGATTGCGGTTAGCCGGCTCATTTCTGCCCCCACAAACAAACTTCACGCTCAATCTCGCGGCGAGTTACCAGGCCTTTCCACTGCTTGCCCTTGGCGTAAGTCCAGCGGCGCAGCTGGTCGCACGCACCTTTCTGGTCGCCCTGGTTGATTTTGCGCAGAAGCGTGGAGGTCTGGAAGTTGCCAGCGCCGACGTTATAAGCGAACGAGTACAGAGTCCCGCGCATTGTCTCGGGGATCGGCTCCTGGATGTATGGGTTAATCTGGCGGGCGACGGCGTTCAGGTCTTTACTGAGAAGCGCACGGCATTCAGCCTCGGTGTACTTCTTGCCGAGCATGATGTCTTTGCCAGTATGGCCATAGCAGACAGTCCAGACGCCTACCACATCCTGATAAGGGTTGTATCGCACACCTTCAAGACCATCGTTCCCGGTTGGGCCAGTGATGAGCGCAGAGGCAATGGCTATGGCGCCACCGCCGACGGCAGCGATAACGCTATTCCTCAGTTTTGGCGTCATAGCCATTGAGCCGATCCTCGCGTTCTTTCCGCCGGTAGTACCAGTTCACCCCACAGGTGGTAATGGTGCAGGCGATACCGACAATAATTGCCCAGTCACTCAGGGTCATCCCCGCTATTTTGTCGGCCAAAATCCATACCTCTGCCTTAACTGCCCCGGCATACGCCTTTGCTGAGACACCGCAGCCCGTCAGTGCGGTCCCGGTGCCGTATGAAAGTCTGCTGTAAATGGTGCTCATTTTTGTCATAACCTCACCTCCGTTGATGACGGATGGCGCTGTGCGTAAAGGGGAAAAGAGGCCCAGACCCTGCGGGCTGATTTATCAACAAAGCACGTTGGGGATGATTCTCGAGGGTCTGGGCATACTCAATAAAAAGCCCGCTCAAGGCGGGAAGAAATACCAAGGGTAAAAGCGACGGCGCGGTAGCCGTAATGGTCCCAAGGTAGAGGGATTGGGTTGTGGTGGCCGGTGCTGATCTCCGGCTATCTAGCGCATCAGCCTGCGCATTCACCACAAAAGTGACATTCGCCATTTGCCGAAATTTTGTCCTCATGCGATCCTGAGTTGTCGAGATTCAAGTAACGCAATCAACAAGGAGTTCAAACAGTGGAAAATTTCATTAAAGCAATTGAAATGTCTATCGAGGGTAAGAATTGGTACTCGGTACTATTTATTTCCCTAACCCTCCCAGACATCTGCGGAAAGATAGATACCCCTGCAAGTAAAAGCTCTAAAGCAAGAACCATCGAGTGGTGCGATAAATATTTAACTCCACTATACACGTCTCGCATTGGTAGGGACCAGCAAGAGCATATTTTCCTGTGTGGATCTGACTTTTACGCTCTCCGTTGCGCATATTTACACGAGGGTAGTGACGACATAACCACACAAAAGGCAAGAGAGCGCCTTGATAATTTTAAATTTATCCAGCTACTAACTGGTGGGATGTACATTCATAGGAACCAAATCAATAATACGCTGCAACTTCAGGTTGATGAGTTCGGAAAGGATGTAATTAAAGCAGTGCGTAATTGGCTTGATGACATTAAGAACGACCCAGTGAAACAAGCTGAGGTAAACTCTCTGCTCAGTATTGAAATGATTGATATCTCTAAGGGATTTTCTTTGTAAAGTGCCTACCTCACCCTTCCACCAAACCGATACATGGGAGGCTACGCGACCATAAGGTTTCTGCTTTAAGCGTCATCAGGCGTAGTGTGTACCGGCTTGGGCATCTACTTAGTAGGCGATGATGCCGTAAGACCTGTAATAAAAGCCCCACTGCGTTAATGTGGGGCTTGAATTTTTTGCTTCGGAACGACTGAACGGATTCCCAGCGTTAGGGATGAATCTAACCAGTTTTTCCGGATATTGCAATAGCTATTTTCCACAAAATTCTATTTTTATAGAAAATACTCATTATTTCGTCACCCGGGAGAGAATGACATCAGCGTAGGATTCCTGTTTGTGACATTCGGATACCAGCTCCTCGAAGAAAGGTTTCAGTTGCTCATAAGCTGCCGTTTTCTTAATGTCAGCCACGGCCCTTACCCCTTCCATCACCGTCGAAAACTTCATGCGCGCATAACCTCTTCCGCTGCAGCGATCGCACACCTTCATTACCGGTAGCCCAAGGCGCTCGCTGGTCTCTTTATCCAGTACCTTTCCTTTCCCATTGCAGCGACACGAATTGCTGATAACACCCTTTCCGTTACAAGCTGAGCATTTAACTTTGACCACTTCGCGCACTTCGCTCCAGCTCTCCCAGTGGCTTGGGCGAACCGCTCGGGACATCTTTGCCCAATAAGGTGGCTTGCCCCACGGATATGAGCATTTATTGGTGAACACCTGGGCCTCTGTGAAGCCAGTCCCATCGCAGCAAGTGCATTTTCTAACGCTGGCAGCACTTCGCGTGTAATCCTGGTATGCAAAAGCACACAGAACTTCGAGAACTCTTTTGCGAACGTCCTGGCTGAGTTCTGATACGATGTTAAAGCGGTTTGATAATCGCTCTGCTGATTCATAAAGTAGCTCCATTGCTCGGTCAGGTGTGCTCACCCCAATCTTTGCCAGATAGAGGTCGAAGCCGAATCCGCACTTGGCATTTACCAGCCCAAGAGCGGCCATGATGTCAGTGCCGGTTAGGCCATCAGATGCAGTAGCCCGTGGCGAGTCGCTCAGCATTGGTGATTTAGGCGCGAAGTATTTGGCGATAGATTCGAGGTTCATGCTGTCTCTCCCAGGGTCTGATAGATGCGAACGAAATTTCTCAGTATGCGGTAGTCAACCAGTACGGTGCCGCGGTGCCGGCAGAGGCGAAGCTTTTGCCAGCGGTCGCGGATGCGTTCGATAACATCACGATTCATGCGGCCTCCATTTCGGTAATGGTCAGCTCAAGCCGCCCACCTTTGACGACAGGCATTCTCTTCACGCTGTAGTAGTCAACCTGCTGGTCATCGAGCCAAAATCCCGATTTCGTCAGGGCGTCGAATGCTGCCTTTTGCAGGTTGTCCAGGTCACGGCGTCGGCGATCCGGCATGTGGCACTCAATACGGATTTTCAGTGGCGTGGCCAGGCCGATATCAAGCATCGAGTCTTTGATGATTCTGGCGACGCTGTCGCGGTATGCCTGCCCTTCCTCGCTGATGTGTGTGCGTCCCCGGTTGTGCCGGTAGTAGCGGTTGTTGCTTGGCGGCCAGGGTAATGAAATGCGATATTGGTTCATGCTTTTATCAGCCCCTCTTTCATCCAGATAACCTGCGTTCGGGCCATTCCCTCCAGCGCGCACTCCTTCGCATACTCCGCATCTACCAGGCGCGTGCGGCGGTCTATTTCATCGTGACAGGATGAACAGGCGATAGCGGCGATCAGATCAGGCGGCTTAATCCCGGTCCCGCACAATCCAGCAATGCGGATATGGGCCAATACCGTGGTTTCAGGGTTGCCGTTGCAGACGCCCGGGATGCGAACCTGGCATTCACGACCGCGAGCTGCTTTACGAAGATTGGCCATGCTCACCCCCATATACGTTGACGAAGTGATCGCGGAGTATGCTCCGGGCGAACACAAACCGGCAGCCTGGCGCTGACCGTCCAGCTCAGATAATCCGGGTTAAGGCTTTTCTCTGTGACAATGCCTCGCGCCTGATATCTGGACACTAACTGTTCGGCCTGCTCGGTTGTGCAGTCGGGATGCTGGAACCATGAGTATTTCATCGCCATCACCCCGCAAAGCTCAGCAGCTGACTGGCGGCGTTTTCAGCCTCAGCCGGCGAGTGGAATTTGCGACGCAGAATGTAGTTCCAGAGCACATTCAGCACTGATTTGTAGACGCCGTTAAACTGGCTGTCGTCCATGCTGGCGAAGGAGATCGACTTTGCGACACGACGACGGCTGCCGTCAGGCATCTGGTATTCGTCGTAAAAGCCAGCCTGAATAGTTGCCCACTCGCGGAAGGATTCGAAGTGTTTCAGAAGCGCCATATCGCGGGAACGGGAAATACCGACAGAGGATAGATACATCTCCGCGGCGTTCTGGAGCGCAGCACGCTGATCGAGATCGGATGAAAGGAAGTCGATAAACCCGGATATGAGGGTACGCTCCGCGGGCTCAATGAGACCACCGGAAGGGGTCCAGTAGTGATACCCGAGAGTCAGAAGTTTGAAGAACTTTTTGTGGAATGCGTAATTTCTGGGCTTGCGGAACTCACCGCAAAGCAGTTGCCCTACGGGGATAAGTTGCAAGTATTCGCTGGTTCCCGGCTCTGCGGGAATCAGTACGTTTTGATAACTCTTCTCAAATTGCAGTGTTTGCGCCATGTGTCCCCACTTGGCGCCGGGGTAAAGTTGTCAGTTGTCCAGACTGACGAGGTAATTATGACGGGCTAAATCCCGAATTGCAAAACGAGCATAGGCTATTTTTTCTCGTTCTGACTGGCCATTTCCAGATAGCGCGGATCGCTGGCCCGCGGGAGTTGGACGCTTTGCTCGCGGTAGTAGCGGACGCGCTCCATGAAATACTCGCGCAGATGCTCGGGCTGCTCTCTGGCTACCGCTTCGGCAACAACCGGCATATTCAAGCGCTCTTTGTACGCGACGCCGGACGCTGCCAGGTCGACGTTGACCTTGTCCTGCTCGTCTTTTGACTTTGATGCGATGTTGAAATCAGACATAGAAAATATCCTTTCCATGAGCGTGGCTTTGTTTACAAGCCGTAGCCATTCAAACATGAGAAATCATTTATTCAGATCTTGAATCTGCAAGATCAGCATCTGTGGCAACCATCAAGTTGAAAAAAGCGACAATATCTTCCCATTGCTCGTAAATATTAGCTTCAACAGACGAAACCCCTGTCCCTTTAAAGAAAGCTCCAGGCGCATTTTGGTGGTTCAACTCTTCAAATAGCTCCATATTAATTTGATTTATAAAGTATTCTTTTAATTCTTCCCTTTCCTTGTTATCACTGTACTCACTATAATCCTGTATGATTTTCATCGCCTGTCGCAGGCTTCTGACAATGTTTGCTCCATCATGAAATGTCCAATCAGAACCTTGCTTCCCTTTAGCATATCCGTTAGCCCTCTCTGCGCAGTTCTTTAATGACTCATAAGCATTCATTCTGCTTTGCAGTTGAAGAGATTTAGCTGCTGTCTGTCTACTTAAGAATGCTGCATACGCCGCAGCCAAGCCACCAAATGCCGTAACTGCTGCAATAACCAGGTTCCAGTCGGTACTAGTAAATTCCCAATTCATAATTACTCCAAAAACTCCCTTCAGTTTGTGAAGGGAGTATACATCACTACACGGCTTTGCGTTCTGCTGGGGATTTAGGCATCAAACCACCCTTCATATTCAGATTCGATAACCCGATGAGATAAAATCTCCATCCGTCTATCTCTTCTGTCTGATGTCGGGTCTGCGTCAATTTCGGCAGCCTTTTCCGCGAGAAACGCTACTGCCTTGAGGTATTCCTCTTCCCTGAAATTTCCGTAGCAAATACCGTCAGAGCAGACACGCCATACCGTGCGACGTGTCTCACTCTCCTTTCTGGCTATGAGGTCGCCCACGAACTCACGAAGAGAGCGTAACTGGTCAAGGTCGAAGGTTCGGATTTCATCGCGTAAGTTACTCACCCTTCACCTCCTGCGGGGCGGCTGGCAGCGGCATCCAGTGGGTTATCTCACTACTCTGAAATTGTGCTTGTAGCTCGCTTTTGATGAACCATACCGGGCCCTGTCTTTTGCTTTCACTCCACCATCCCCAGTAATTACCGTCCGTTTCCGGCATCCGCTCACTTACCGGAATCCATTTACCCGGCACGGTAGCGGGTTCACCGCCGGGTGACTGCGGGGCGGCTGCGAGCATGGCGGCGCGGCAGGCGTTCCAGCCAACCGCATATGAAGCATAAGTACCGCGCAAACCAAGACGCTCAGCTTCAGCGGCTATTTCGAATACTTCTGGCGCACTTGCCGAATTTATTTCATCCGGCACTACCGGCGCTGGCTGCGCGTGGCGATAGAGCTGAGTGCCGACAGGCAGCGCCCTGTCGATTGTCGACGTGTCATTGCCTGGGCGGTTAGATAAAACTTCGGCCACCGGCTCGCCGTCCATTGCGGCTAGCGCCATGCGGGCCAGCATTTTGATACTCTCGATATCGCTCGGGTTAAGGACTTGCCCTATCATCAGGCCGTAGAGAGACTGCACACGCTCTTCTCTGGTTAATTTGCTGGTCATTGGTGGGTTCCTTCTGCCTGATACTTTTCGAACCAGAACACTACCGGCGCTTTAGTTGGTTGAACCAGGCCGAATGATTCCGCTGTGCGGTAGCTTCTCGATGCCCGGCGAGTCACATCAACCTGCGTTGCAATGCGATTGCGAAAATCCTCAACCGTGCTGCACATTTTGAACAGGTTGCAGGGTATGCATGCCGGAACCATGTTGCTGACCGTGTCGTTTTCTGGTCTGTCCATTGCGTAGCCGTTACTGATATTCCTTCGTACTGCTTCGACGTGGTCAGCGTGCCATTTATCGCCAAGCTCACAGCCGCAGTAAGCGCAGCGGCCGCCAAACTTCATGCGCAGCTCTGCGCGCTGTTTTTTGGTCAGTGCCATCACTCAGCCTCCACCTTGATGCCAGCGAGCCAATTTCTAACCAGCTGATATTCGTTATTTCGGAAAGAGCCGCAGGCGTAAATGTACGGCAACCGCAAGTTATGGCCGTTCTGGCGCAGATAGTCTTTGCATCCATGCTCGGTAAAGCAGGCAGTAACAAACTCATCGACTTCCTGCATGGCGTATCGATCATATCCGCGAGTGTCGCGACCATCCTGATAAAGCGCTTCCAGCCGCTTGGCTCTCAGCTCGCTGACCTCTTCACCATCCCATACCCAGCAAATTCGACTAGGCGAGTGCTCATCGCTTCCGATAATTTCACGCTTCTGGAAAACGACGAACATGGGCTGATCGGTAATGCGGTTGTCCTGCGTCCTGATAAGCTCACCGATTGTGTAAAGCTCAGCTGGCAGCTTCACGGTGCGGGACTCCAGCTCGGCGATGCGCTGGCGCAGTGCTGCAATCTCCATCCCTGCCGCATCTGAATCATTAGGCGTAAGCATTGCTTTTGCCATCTCTTGATTCATTCTCTTGTGGTCAGTTATTTTTTTCTCAAGCTTACCAATCCGCTGCTGCGCCTTCTCCAGCGTTTCGCTGTTAGCCTCAGCTGTTTTTCTCCACGTTGCGCAAATCCTTTTCTCTCGTGCCAGCGCCTCTACCAGTGCGAGGATGTTTTCCGGCGTTACAGTTCTTTCCCAGATTTCAGAAGTTTCGGCGACATCTCGGCAAATCATCTCTCTATCTGCTGCCGCTTTCAGGCGCTGCGCCAGTTCGGTGATATCGGTCATGGTTGACTCCCTAAATCTCAAAGGCCAATTGCGGCATAAAGCGGTCGCGTTCAGCGTTATAGTTGAGCGCACTGGCGCTGTTCATTGACTCGATACGCTCAACAAGTACAGCGGCTCTCGTTTCTTTGCTGGCCGGTGCATAGGCTGATTTCTGCCATGATTTATCGATACCGATATTGCGGGCCACGTTTGTGCTATCAGCTGATGACAGCGGTATATGGCGGAAAATATCGGCATTAAGCATCCGCAGGCCGTGCAGCTTGCAAATCGGGTAGCCGTTCTCATCCACAACATGCCGAATTAAGTCACGCAGGCGAGCCACACAGCGGCGCGGCCGCTTTGCGTCGTATTCGCCCATGCTGCCGATTGCCACGCGGGGGAACTCATTGCAGAGCTGAATAAACCGCTCGTCTGGTTCGTTCATGTGCCACACTGGCGCCCCAATGAACTTTCCGTGCAGCCACTCTGCTATCAGCGCATCGTTTTCCTCGCTACTGCCGCCGATAACGTCCGGGATAATGGCGAATGAGAACCGCGGGTGATTAGCCCAACGCTCGACGAACCGGTAATACTCGTTCCAGTCCACAACGCGTTTTTTCGTCCAGAAACTGAATGCGCCGTTATCCAGAGCAAATGACTGAGTAACCTCGCTAGCCAGTGCTAACTGCCCGGCGTTTGCAAAGCTAATGAACGCATGGCGCCCCTTCCACGCTTTCAACGCACAGGTATCTGGCGTGATTGGCCCTCCGTGGAAGTGAATCATTTGGCCCCCTCGCTGCGGAACATCATGATTGTCAGGTCGCCTTTAGTGGCCAGGCGAACGGTAGAGCCAGGTTCCAGGCTGTTAAGCTCAAAGGCGTCATAAAACTCATTCACAGCTTTCTGGCGACGAGATTCCTTACGACGCTTGTCCCACTGCCTCAGAGCATTTTTGGTAATCCACTGGCCTGTTTTAACCATGATGTATGCCCATCCCAGAATGGCTAAACCGGTATTGAGGTAAGTGGCGATGCTCATTTGTCGGCCCCCTCGCGCAGCTCAGAGGAGTGGACGCGCAACACGTTGATTGCATCACTGACGCCCGGAGCCTGGTGATTCAGCATCGTCATGATGGTTTTAATTCCTGACTCCACCCCATCAGCCTTAATCCCGGCTACGATGCGATCGGTGGCGGGCGCTTTAATGCGGCTTGCCGCCAACCCGATTTTCTCTTTCGTGTCGCTACCAATCTCACTGGTCCCAAGTCTGCCGATAAACTGAACTATCTGTTCAGGGAACTGTTTCAGCGCCGCATTCTCCGCCGCCAGCTGAGCATTTTGGTCTGCCAGCGCATTCCCGGTTCTTATGACGGCGTCCAGTGAGGTACTGCAAATGCGAAACTCTTTCGCCAGCTCCAGATACTTCCGCTCTTTGATCGACAGCTCGCCCGCACTCTCCAGGGAGGCGATGAGCTCGTTTACTGCCTGTAGTGTGATAGTCATTTTCTTACTCCCGCCAGGCACTGGTTAAAAAGGTTGGTCATTGGGTTTACGCCGCCAGGACGCTGGCGATACTGAACAGACGGATCGCTTTCGGTTACGGCTGTTGTGTCGATCATGGTGTAGCGGTAGCTCCTGCACTCACCCGCACGCTTAACCTGGCCGTCACGGTGCATCTGCCACAGGGAGGAATTGACCACTGAAGAGTCAAGCCCGGTACCGCGGCGGATATCCTGAAAGCTGCAGCCAGGATGCTGGCCGATGAAGTTAATAACGGCTTGTTTGCCCGAGTTCTTTTTCATCAAAATCCACCCCGCTTGGTTGGTTTTTCCTCTTTCTCGCGCCGGCGCTGACTGGCAGCCTCCTGATCGCAGTCATAAATCGCCCCGTGACGTTGCTCGCAATAGACAACACCAGTCTCACCATGCCGGTTAAGGCGCAGGAGGAGCTCTGTGTCACTCTGGTTTGCGTTCTCGTCGTAGGCGCCCTCCCGGTATATGGCCAGCCAGTAATCGCAGTCCTGTTCAATCTGCCCGGTGTCGCGGGAGTCGCTCGGCAAGGGGCGCTTATTGGTTCGCTTCTCCAGGTCCCGGTTAAGCTGAGTAAGGAGAACCACGACGCAATCCAGCTCCTTCGCCAGGGTCTTGAGGCCTTTGGTGATCAGCCCGTAAGCCAGGTCATTTCGCTCTGCCTTATCGGCAGTCATCAGCGTCAGGTAGTCAACGAGGATCATTCCGACCTTGCCGCGTTCGCGCTTGATGCGACGTGACTCAGCCATGACATGCGCCAGTGAAATACCCGGTGTGTCATCAATCAGGAGATTGTTGGTTTCAATAAGAGCGCCCATTACACCGGTGGCCTTTTGCAGATCGCTGTTCCAGTCCCCGCGATAGCCGTAGTCATCCTTAGTCATATCCGGGTAAAACAGGTTTGGAGAGATCTGCCCCTTCTGCGCAGTGATTTTCTCTACCATCTGCCCCTCCGGCATTTCCAGAGAGAACATCAAAGCAGGCTCATTTTCGACCGTCGCGCAGTTAACACCCATCTGGGTATAGAGCGTGGTTTTACCCATCTTCGGGCGTGCTCCGATAACAAACAGGCTGCCGCGCACAATGCGCTTAACACCGAGTAACTCATCCAGGGATCGGATCCCGGTAGACAACCCGCGGGAACGACCATCCGGCTTGAGCCTTTCGTCGAACTCCGCCGACCAGTCAGTAACAGCGTCATAGAACGTGCGAAGCCCTGTCCGTCGTCCTGTTTTTACGTGCTCGGTTATCTCAGTGAACAGCCCCTGAATAGCATCGAATTTCTGCTCCGCGGTCATGCCGTTGCGGGCATAAAGCAACTCGATAGCCTTCGTTGTTTTCTCGATGCCGTAGCGCTCCATAGCGGTCTCACGGACACGCATCGCATATGCCACAATGTTCGCCGCGCTTGGAGTGTTTTTCGACATTTCGGCCAGGTATGCAAAGCCACCAACGGTTTCCGTCAGCCCCTTGCTATCGAGAGCATCAAACAGGGTCAGCAGATCTACAGGCTTATGGTCGCGGTACATCTGACGCATTTCGGCGAAAATGACCTGGTGCTGACGCGCGTAGAACGATTCTGGCTTGAGAATCGAAAGTACCTTCTGAGTACGCTCGCTGCTGTCGTCGTCCAGCAGAAGTCCGCCAAGTACGCTCTGCTCTGCTTCAATGCTGTGCGGAGGTGTCATGAAATCAGAGGTCATCACAGGCCCCCTCGCGCGTTTTGGCGTAAACATCGACGTTCAGGAAGTATTCCAGCGACTTCCGGCGCCAGGTTTTCCCGGTGCGCTGATCAGGGCGATTCTCAAGCATCCAGCGGCAGTTACTGGCGATGTAGCTCAGGTAAGACTCCCAGTCAGCCAGGGTAAAGCTGTGGCCATCAAGCTGACGGGTAATTTTGTTGGCTTTCTGCCAGAACGAGCGGATCAGGTTGCGGCGCTTATCAGTGAGGACCCTGATGCCCTGCGCTTCCGGTAGCACCTGGTGATAAACATCGACAACCTGCTCACAGCTTAGAGACTGTTTTTTAGGTTCGGATTTTGGTGACGCTGATGCACTCTCTTCTACGTCAGTAGAAGAGATATTATTTAATATATTGTTTGTGGCACTTTGTTGGCATTCTGTTGGCACTACCTCGCCGGTACGCAGCGTGGTTACTGGGTTTGCGTTGGCACTTTGTTGGCATTCTGTTGGCACAAAAAATTGCTGATAATCGTCATATTTGGTGACGGTTAAGAGTGTAAATTTCTTGTTTGCCAGGGTGGTGATCATGCCCATTTTCGCGAACTTGTTCAGCAGGTACTTAACCCTGTCAGGTGCTATTCCCGTGTCTTTCGACAGGGTATGTCGCCCGGTGATCACCTGACCGCGGGAAACCGGATACTCACCAAACTCAGTGGTGACCATCCCGTCAGCTGAATTCACCTCCATGATGAGATGGATCCACAGATGGACGGCTTCACTGTCGGTCTTGTAGAACGGCAGCTCTCTTACTTTACGGTGCAGGAATACCAACCCCTGCCCTGATGGCTGAGGTTTCTCCATGGGCTTCTGAGACCCTCTAAAATCGGATATGCGGAGAACGTTACTCACGGCCTTCCTCCTTCCGTTTCAGCTCTTCCAGGATGGCGCGCATCTTTTCGGCCACCACTGGATTTACCGAGCGAACAAAACGGTCACGAGTAACATTTTTGTGTGTTTGCGCCTGGTAAAATCTGTTGCTCTTAGGCATAATTACTCCTGTGAATTGATCCAGTTAATTCGCGTAGAAAGCCGTTAGTGTTCCCGCACTGCGGCTTTCGCCTTTCTGTTCCCACTCATGCTTCAAAATCACCTTTCTCTCCCGGCCTGTTAGAAATCAGGATGGCCAGCAGCAGCGACATGTTCGGCAGCAGACTTTCCCGCCAGCGACTCACCGTCGACTTATTCACTCCGGCCACTTTGGCGATATTCGTGGTTCCCAGTTCAGCTATCTGGCTGTGTAACCAGCTTTCTATCCTGCGAGCCTCCACTTTGTTGCGTGTCGTTGAACTCTCCATTTGTGATACTTCCTCTGTGCTATCTAAAAGAGCCGCCAATCAGGCGGCACTGGCTTTTGATGGGGGGAAAACGTCGTCAATGCTGACGCAAGCTCCGTATTTGTTGAGCGCAGCAACAATCTTTCTGCATTGCTCAATACTGAGATCCCGTTTCCCGTTTTCGTAATGGCAGATAGCGCCGGCCGTCAGATTAAGCTCCGTCGCTATCTGGCGCTGTGTAAGCCCTGCTCGACGTCTGATCTTGCTTAGATTGTTCATGTCGGGTCTCCTCTAAACAGTTTTAATATACATATTGTATTCTTTCCTCGCAAGGTAAATATACAAATTGTGACTCGAAGAAAGATATACAACTTGTATCATTTGGGTATGAGCATGAAATGGTATGACCTAGCAAAGTCCCTCATGAAAAAGAAGGGCATAAACCAGGAAGAACTGGCAGAGCATCTCGGGATCACCAAAGGTGCCGTCAGTCATTGGCTAAACGCAAGGAGAGAGCCCAGCCTGGAGGACATAGCTAAAATCCTTCGCTTCCTCGGCAAGAATAATTTTTCTGTGGGGGCTGGCGGCATGATAATCGATGAAAACATCAAGGGTGATGTTGAGTACGTTGGGCCATATAAGCGCGGCAACGAATATCCAGTGCTTAGTAGTGTTCAGGCTGGATCGTGGCGAGAGGCTATAGAACCTTATTCCATCAAAGATGTTGATTTGTGGCTTGAGTCCAATGCACATATCCAAGGGGAAGCGTTCTGGCTGCTGGTTGAAGGAGATTCCATGACTTCACCAGTCGGACTTAGCATTCCCGAGGGTACCTACGTTTTGTTTGATACCGGCCGTGAGCCAGTAAATGGCAGCCTTGTGATCGCTAAGCTATCAGAATCAAACGAAGCAACATTCAAAAAGCTGATTATTGACGGGGGACAGAAATACCTGAAGGGCCTCAATCCCCAATGGCCACTAGTCCCAGTTAATGGTAACTGCCGCATTATCGGTGTAGCCATAGAAACCAAGCTTCGCCTTATCTAAACTCCAGCCGGCGCCATGACCGGCTGATCTCCTTCCCGTGACACACTTTTTACGCATTTCAATTCCACGCGCGCCTATCAGCCCTAACAATTTTCGTTGGCTCAAACTGCCAATGGAAAAATAAACCTTCATAAAATACAAAATGTTATCTTTCGCAGCAAAAATAAGTATACGTATTGTATTGCAAGTAATGAATACGTTTTGTATATTCACTTCATCCAAACAACACCGGCAACGCCGGGGTGAAGTCAAAACGTCCCGTTAGCCGCGATAAGGCAAAGGTGAAGAGATGATCCGCGAAGAAGATAAAACTGAGTGGTTTAAGTTTCTGGCACACGCATTCGCCATCGTCGTATGCGTACTGATAGCAAGCGCGTTCTGCCTGATGCCTGGTGGTTCAGCATGAGCAAACAAGGCATTCGTTCACTGATTTACTGCCTGCTGATCTGCGGCGTTATCTGGACAGCGTTGATTATCAAAATTCTGCACGTTACGGGGGTGTTCAATGGCTAACTCAATTCCTAACAACGGACGCGCCGTGATGATGCGCAATCGCCGCACCGGCGCCGCCTGGCTGGTCAGCTTCGACTATCGCGACGGCAGTTACTGGCATGAGCCGCAGGGCAATCTGCGCCACATCCGCCGGCCATACGCTTCACGCAATATCGAACCGAACCTGGTACCAGCCGGGACGCATTAACCGCGCATATCAGCGCACGAATTTAACTGAGCTATCAGGCAGCCATTACGGTGCCGGGATTCTTACAACCAAATTTCAGGAGCGAGCTATGAACGCATACCGCGCATACGACGCTATCGAAGAACGGAAGTGGGCTGAACAGTCGCTCACCGAAGAGAAGCAAAAGTGGATTGACGATCGGGCGCAGGAAATTATCGACTCGCTGCCGAAAGATCCGTCAGGGCTGTTCCGCTTCTCTGTTCCGATGGACAAAAGCCCATTCGAGGGCCTTCGCAGCGATGCAGCTGGCGAGGCATATAACGATCTCATTTCGGCAGTAGCTTACGCCCAGGCGGAATACGACTGGGATCACCGCACCGGCTGCCCGTTTTAACTTTGGGGAATAGCAATGGCTAACGAACTTGTGATTACAGCCAGCTCTCTTGCTGAGCGAGGCATTGACTGCGCTACCTGGAGCGCTCTCAAAAACAGTATTTACCCTGGCGCCAAGGATGAGTCGGTAATGATGGCGCTGGACTACTGCCGGGCCAGGAACCTCGATCCGCTTCTGAAGCCAGTTCATCTGGTGCCAATGAGCGTTAAGGACTCGAAGTCTGGTAAAAGCGAGTGGCGCGATGTGGTTATGCCGGGCATCGGGCTTTATCGGATTCAGGCCGATCGCTCCGGTGATTACGCTGGCGCTAAAGAACCAGAGTTCGGCCCGGATGTCACTCTGACGCTTACCGGTATTGAAGTGACCGTACCTCAATGGTGCAAGTACACGGTCAGCAAGCGCATGCCAAGCGGGGAAATCGTCGAATTCAGCGCGAAAGAATACTGGGTTGAAAACTACGCCACCGCCGGCCGCGACACTACTGCGCCAAACGCAATGTGGAAAAAGCGCCCTTACGGCCAGTTGGCGAAGTGTGCCGAGGCTCAGGCTCTGCGTAAGGCGTGGCCTGAAATTGGACAGCAGCCAACCGCCGAAGAGATGGAAGGTAAAACGCTGGAAGTGGATCCGCGTGACGTGACGCCGCGCAGCACGACAGAGGCGCTCCCCCTGGTAGCCAGTGAGGAAACGTTGCAGGCAATTACCGACCTCCTGACGTCCCTGAATAAGGACTGGGAGCAGGACTTCCTGCCTCTGTGCAGCAACATCTTCAAGCGTGACATTTTCCAGGCATCACAGCTCACCGAAGAAGAAGCGCAGAAAGGCTTTAGCTTCCTACAGAAAAAAGCGCAGGTGGCAGCATGACACCAGAAATTATCCTCGAGCGAACTGGGATTGACGTTACCCGCGTTGAACAGGGAGATGAATCATGGCACCGCTTACGCCTCGGCGTGATCACAGCCTCGGAAGTTCACAACGTCATTTCTAAGCCCAAGTCAGGTAAGAAATGGACTGATATGAAGATGTCCTACTTCCTTACGCTCCTTGCCGAAGTGTGCACCGGCGTTGCGCCGGAAGTTAACGCCAAGGCGCTGGCCTGGGGGAAACAGTATGAGGCCGATGCTCGCACCCTGTTTGAGTTCACCACCGACGTGCAGGTAACCGAGTCGCCGATCCTTTTCCGTGACGAAGGTATGCGCACCGCCTGCTCACCAGACGGCCTGTGCAGTGATGGCCGCGGCCTTGAGCTGAAGTGCCCTTTCACCTCTCGCGACTTCATGAAATTCCGGCTTGGCGGCTTCGAGGCTATCAAATCCGCCTACATGGCCCAGGTGCAATTCAGCATGTGGGTAACCGGTAAGGATGCCTGGTATTTCGCGAATTATGACCCTCGCATGAAGCGAGAAGGCATTCACCACGTGGTTGTTGAGCGCGACGACAAATACATGTCCGACTTCAACGAAATGGTGCCGGAGTTCATCAGCAAGATGGACGAATCGCTGGCGGAGATCGGCTTTACCTTCGGGGAGCAGTGGAAATGAAACGCACTCCATTTTACCGCAGGCCCGGCAAAGCAGGGAAATTCTCCGGCCTTCGCGAGCGCGTGATCTGGATGATTCAGACGCGCGGCCGCTCTGTAACCGGCAGCGAAATAGCGGAGAAGTTCGGCGTGACGCTTGTCGAATTTAACCGCGTTGCGAACGGCATAACCAAGGGAGAAGGCCGCATTGCGCAGCTGATCGCATCGGAAACCTGGCTCAACGAGGATGGCATATGCGATCGCACCTTTGACCTGATCACAAGACCAAAGGTCATTACCCCGCAGGGTAAAACGCGCCTGTTCACTAAGCGCTCGATAGCTCAGGCCGCCTCTGGCAACCGCCAGAAATGTATTGATAAAGCGGCCCGCCGCCGTCGGCTTATCGCATCTGGCCTCTATATCGATGAAATGGAGTCAGTCCTATGAACCGTTACTCACTTATCTATGCCGACCCGGCCTGGTCTTACGGGAACCAGATCAGCAATGGCGCCGCCGTCGATCACTACCCCACCATGAGCCTGCTCGATATGAAGCGGCTCCCGGTATGGGATCTCGCAGCGGATAACGCCGTATTGGCGATGTGGTACACCGGCACCCACAACCAGGAGGCGAACGAGCTGGCCGAGGCCTGGGGGTTTACGGTGCGCACGATGAAGGGCTTCACCTGGGTGAAGCTGAATCAAATGGCCGAGTTGCGCATTACCAAGGCTCTGACAGAGGGAGAGGTTGCAGATTTTTACGACTTCCTCGGCCTGCTGAATGCCGAGACACGCATGAACGGCGGCAATCATACCCGCGCCAATACCGAAGACGTACTGATCGCCACCCGCGGCGCCGGGCTGGAGCGCAAGCACGCCGGCATTAAGCAGGTGGTCTACAGCCCTCTCGGCGCACACAGCGAAAAACCATGGGAAGTTCGCCACCGCCTGGAGCTGCTCTACGGCGACGTGCCGCGGATTGAGCTGTTCAGTCGCAGCGCAGCGCCAGGCTGGAGCCACTGGGGGAACCAATGCGCCACTTCAGTTGAGCTGATACCTGGCTGCGCCATTGACGTTGTGAAGACGGAGGCAGCATGAGCGCGGCAGCTTACTACAACGAGATCGACCCATTCGCGGCGCAGTGGCTGCGTAACCTCATAGCCGCCGGGCATATCGCCCCGGGCGAAGTTGACGAACGGAGTATTGAAGATGTCACACCCGACGACCTCAGAGGATTTACCCAGTGCCACTTTTTCGCCGGTATCGGCGTCTGGTCCCATTCCCTCCGCCTCGCAGGATGGCCTGACGATCGCCCGGTCTGGACTGGCTCCTGCCCGTGCCAGCCTTTCAGCGCGGCAGGCAAAGGAGATGGGTTTGCTGACGAGCGGCACCTTTGGCCCCACTTCTTCCATCTCATCAGCGAGCGCAGACCTCAGCATGTCTTTGGCGAACAGGTTGCAGCAGGTAACGCAAACGTATGGTTCGACCTTGTACAAGCTGACCTGGAAGGAATGGGATACGCCTTCGGGCTTGTGCCGTTTACGTCAGCGGGCATCGGTGCGCCGCACATCAGAGAGCGGGCCTACTGGGTGGCCAACGCCGGTAGTGGGAGATATGACAGGCGGACCGCGGCCGCCGGACAAGAAACGCGGGCCGGCGCCGGGATTGCAATCGGCGTCGGCATTGGCGGGTTGGGTAACGCCAACGTCGCGAGACTGGAAGGACTCAGCGGGAATGACGGCGCAGCGGGACGGGAAAGAGCGACTGGACCAGCTGCCGCGTCAGGCTTTCATGACGGGTTGGCCTACACCGACAACGAGCAACACTCGATCGCCGTCAGTGGATGCGGCCATGAACATGCATCGACAGGACGGGAGCAAGACCCAGCAGCGTCTGCAGGACTTCGCGGGGATTACCGGCCCCTTGAGGTTAACGGTTTTTGGCGAGATGCGGACTGGCTCTTATGTCGAGATGGGAAATGGCGTCCAGTTGAACCCGGCACTTTCCCGCTGGTTGATGGGGCTTCCGCACGCATGGGACGAGTCGAGCCCGGGGTGGCAAGAGTGGCAAGCAGCAACCGCGTCGGCCGCCTGAAGGGCTACGGCAACGCCATAAACGCCCAGGCAGCTGCGGCTTTCATTCGCGCTTATATGGGGGTCGCATGACGCCAGAAGAAAAGAAAAATGCGCTCAGAAGCATCGCACGCAGGGCTAACGATGAGGTTAAGGCAAAACGGCGGTCATCTCCCGCTTTAAGTTGCGACGAGATATCACGACCGATCCTCAACGGATGCATGCCGCTGATAAGGCAGCTTGGGTTAACGCCAAGCCATCTCTATGTGGAAATCGGCATTTTGAACGGAAAGATAAAGGAGCGCTGACATGCCAGAAATCATCGATCAGGCCAACGAGCTGGCAGAGCGCCGGCTTGAAATGACCATCCAGAACATGCGCATCAACCATGCGGCAGTATCGGCTACTCACTGCCGCGACTGTGGGGAAGAGATACCCGAGCGGCGCCGGGAACTGGTAGCGGGTTGTCAGCGCTGCGCTGACTGTCAGGAAGTTGAAGAAATACTGAAAAAGCATCGGAGGTGATATGGCATCTGACAAACCGATAACAGCACAGCAGGCCGCCGATTTGCTCATCGTGTCGGCGCGGGTGATCTACCGCCTGATTGATTCTGGAGAACTCGCCGGCCGCAAGGTCGGCAACAAGTACAGAACGACCGAGGCGGCGTGTATTGCATATTTGAAAACCCCGCGCGATCCTGTCATCGCGAACGCGGGTGAACATAAAGGAGAAGTTTTATGTCAATCACCCTCAGGGGCGGCGTGTGGCACTGTCATTTCTTTACGCCGTCAGGAAAAAGAGTTAGGCGATCTCTTGGCACGGGGGACAAAAAGCAGGCTCAGGAGCTCCACGACAAGCTGAAGGCGGAAGCGTGGCGGGTTGACCAGATCGGCGACCTGCCCGTCAGAACCTTCGAAGAGTGCTGCATCCGGTGGTTGCGCGAAAAAGACCATAAGCGATCGCTGGATGATGACAAAACAAAAATTGAGTTTTGGCTGCAGCATTTTTCCGGCCGTGATGTCTCGAAGATAACGGCGGAGGAAGTTCATGAAGCCGTTAACGGGATGATCAACCGTAAGCACCTGCAGGTGTGGGAGAGTAAGCGTGATGCCGCGATGAGGAAGGGAAAGCCGGTTCCGGAGTACAAACCACGGCAGGTTTCGCAGGCTACGAAGGCGCAACACCTTTCCTTCATTCGATCCCTTCTCAGGGCCGCGGCGAATGACTGGGGCTGGATAAAAACAGCTCCTGTTATCAAAACCCGCAAGCCGATCAGTAAGCGGATACGGTGGCTGACCAGAGAAGAAGCTGAGCGGCTGATCGAGTGCATGCCGGAGAGCATTAAGCCAGTGGTGATATTTGCACTGGCAACCGGCCTGCGCCGCTCAAACATCATCGGGCTTGAGTGGCAGCAGGTCGATATGCAGAGAAAGGTTGCATGGGTAAATCCGGAGAACGCAAAAGCGGGCAAGGCGATTGGCGTGGCTCTGAATGATACCGCATGCAGGGTATTAAGGGATCAGATAGGGAAGCACTCCCGGTGGGTGTTCGTTCACACGACGGCAAAGCATCGCCCTGATGGGACACTGACGCCCGCGGTTAGAAAAATGCGGGTGGATGACAATAACGCCTGGCGCGCCGGGTTGAAAAAAGCGGGGATCGAGGATTTCCGTTTTCACGACCTCCGGCACACCTGGGCGAGTTGGCTGATCCAGTCCGGCGTCCCGCTTTCTGTTTTGCAGGAAATGGGAGGATGGGAGAGCATCGAGATGGTACGTCGTTATGCTCACCTGGCGCCGAACCACCTGACCGAACACGCACGGAAAATTGACGCCATTTTTGGCGCTAGCGACACAAATACGACACAAGGAGGAAATCAGGCTGGTTTAAAATTGGCGTAAGCGCTTGTTTCTTAATGGTACGCCCTACAGGGTTCGAACCTGTGACCTACGGCTTAGAAGGCCGTTGCTCTATCCAGCTGAGCTAAGGGCGCCCTGAGAAGCGAGTGCTTCGCGGAGTGAAACGCGTGGAATTATACGGTCCACGTCGGTTGAGTCAATCCATTTTGCCAGGAAACTGCGGGCTTATACGACGCTGGCGAAATATCCCCCACCAACTGTACAAGAAGCATACCGCTGGGGCTCATGCGCGCGTAAATCGACTCAGTGGCCAGGCGCAACGCACCAATAACCATGTAATAACCATGGCCATAACAGGCTAAATTAGCCTCAGACAGGATAAAACAGCAAACGAGGACTGACAGCGAGGCCCGCTTCTGACAAAATATCCTCATCCCCCTTTCGTAAAGATACAGATGGAATCCTCTCTCTGATGGCAGCAAAAATTATTGACGGTAAAACGATTGCGCAGCAGGTACGCTCTGAGGTTGCGGAAAAAGTGAAGGCTCGCGTTGCGGCCGGAAAACGCGCCCCTGGGCTGGCCGTCGTGCTGGTCGGCAGCAACCCGGCCTCGCAGATTTATGTCGGCAGCAAGCGCAAAGCATGTGAAGAAGTGGGCTTCGTCTCCCGCTCTTACGATCTCCCGGAAACCACCAGCGAAGCCGAGCTGCTGGAGCTTATCGACACTCTGAATGCCGATAAGACCATCGACGGTATTCTGGTTCAGCTGCCCCTGCCGGCAGGGATCGATAACGTCAAAGTTCTCGAGCGCATCGCGCCGGATAAAGACGTCGACGGCTTCCATCCTTACAACGTTGGCCGCCTGTGCCAGCGCGCGCCGCGCCTGCGTCCGTGCACTCCGCGCGGTATCGTGACCTTGCTGGAACGCTACAATATCGACACCTACGGCCTCAATGCGGTGGTCATTGGCGCCTCCAATATCGTCGGTCGCCCGATGAGCATGGAGCTGCTGCTGGCCGGCTGCACCACCACCGTCACCCACCGCTTTACAAAAAACCTGCGTCATCATGTCGAAAACGCCGACCTGCTGATCGTCGCGGTGGGCAAACCGGGCTTTATTCCTGGCGAGTGGATTAAAGAAGGGGCGATTGTGGTCGATGTCGGCATCAACCGTCTGGAAAGCGGCAAAGTGGTCGGCGACGTGGTGTATGAAGATGCCGCCGAACGCGCGTCCTACATCACCCCGGTTCCCGGCGGCGTTGGCCCGATGACCGTCGCTACCCTGATTCAGAACACGCTGCAGGCGTGCGAAGAGTATCACGACGTTGAGGAGGCCTGA